AACCAAGCCATGCCAGTTGGAACCACAGTAGCTTTATTAGAGCGTGGCACCAAGGTCATGAGTGCTATTCATAAACGACTGCATTACTCGCAAAGACTAGAATTTAACTTATTAGCCAAAGTTTTTGCAGACTATTTACCACCTGAATATCCATATGACACTGGTTCAGGCACAAGAGAAATTAAAATAAGTGATTTTGATGATCGTATTGACATCGTGCCTGTATCTGATCCAAACATATTTTCACAAAGCCAAAGAATTACTATGGCTCAAGAATTATTGCAAATGGTTTCATCAAACCCTGAAATACATGGACCTACAGGTATATATGAAGCCTATTACAGGATGTACAGTGCGTTAGGTGTTGATAATGTAGATGCTTTGTTACAACCACCTGTTGATACCACGCCAAAACCATTGGATGCAGGTATAGAAAACAGTGGTTTGTTATTAGGTCAACCTGCACAAGCATTTGCAGAACAAAACCATGAAGCTCATGTACAAGCTCACCAAAGTTTGTTTTTAACACAAGTTGTTAAAGATAACCCACAGTTACAATCGTTAATTATTAGTCATGTCATGCAACATTTACAGTTCTTTGCATCACAAATAGCTGAACAACAAATGCCACCTGAAATGCAAGAACAAATTGCACAGGTTCAAGCACAAATGCAACAAGTAACACCTGAAGAAGCACAACAAATACAGTTGCAAATACAAATGATGTTAGATCAAATGAGTTCGCCAATCTTAGCAGAACTTACTACACAATTTATGGAATCTATTAGTCACACCAATCAAGGCGATCCTTTGGTTGCTATCAGACAACAAGAATTAGAGCTTAAAGACAAAGAGTTAGACATGGATCAAGAACAGTTTGATGCAAAACAACAATTGCAATTACAAGCAAACGCTCTTGATACACAAATGCAACAACAACGCTTGGATATGCAAAAAGCTATTGCTGATGATAAACTACAATTAGCTATAGAAAGGATGCAACAACAAGCAGAATTAAAATTAATGGAGTTACAATCAAAACTGAGAGGTAATTAATATGACAACATCTTATATCAAAGACAAGGTTGAAGAGCTTAGAGCTCAAAAAAAATTAGATAGAGCTAAAGAAGAAGCAGAAAGACTTGCAAAAGAAAAAGAATTAGCAGAAAGAAAAAGGCTTTCTGATGAAAGAATTGCTAAAAAACAAGCAATTATTGATGCAGGTGGAGTAGTGCCTAATCCAACCCCTATTGTTGAAGAAAAACCAAAAAAAGTGGTTAAAGAAACAAAAAAAGAAGCTAAAAAGACTGTAAAAAAGGCTGTTAAAGAAACCAAAAAGCCAAAAAAAGCAGTAAAAAAAGCAACTTCAAAGGTCGCACCCAAGAAAAGAGGCAGACCTAAAGGTTCTAAAAACAAAAAATAGGAGACAATTATGCCAAAAGTAGGTGGAAAACATTACGATTACAGCCCAAAAGGTATTGCCATGGCAAAAAAAGCTGCTAAGAAAAAAGGCGTTAAAGTGCAGTATAAAGCTAAGGGTGGTGGAGTTAAGGTTGTTAAATGTAGAGGTGGAGGAGCAGCGACACAAGGATTAGAGTTTAAAATAAGAGAATAATGGACATAGATTTTATTGAAAAATTACAAAAAGAGATTGATTCTAAAATCGATGCAATTAAAGAAACTTATATGGGTGGTGGATTAAATGACATGGAACACCATAAATATTTGCAAGGACAACTAGAAGCGTTGTATTATATACAGGATTTTATAAAAAATTACTTTAAAGCACACGATGAATGATAAAACAGTAGAATTAGCATCAGCATATGTAGAGCCTGAAGAGGTTGTATTAGACCCATCTAAGCTAGATGAATCTGTTTTAGATCGTATGCCTCAACCTACTGGTTGGAAAATTTTGGTACTGCCTTATCGTGGTAGGGGAGTAACAAAAGGAGGAATCCACTTAACCAAAGAATCACAAGATAGAGAACAATTGGCAACAGTTGTAGCTTATGTGGTCAAGTGTGGTCCTCTTTGTTATAGTGGAGAAAAATATGGAGCACCATGGTGTAGCGAAAAACAATGGGTATTGATTGGTCGTTACGCAGGTGCAAGGTTTAAATTAGATGATGGTGCAGAAGTTAGAATAATTAACGATGATGAAGTTATTGCGACAATTTCTAATCCTGATGATATAGTGAGTTTATAAAATGACAAAAGATAAAAAAGAACAAGTTGATAGTGAAGAACTAGATATAGAGATAGTTGAAGAAGCAACCAATCAAAGCGATGAAAAAGCAGTGGTTCAATCTGACGATGATTTAGATGAATACACAAAAGGTGTTTCTAAAAGAGTTAATAAATTAACAAAACGAGCTAAAGAAGCTGAACAAAGAGCTCATTATCTTGAGCAAATAGCAGCTCAAAAAGATGTTGAAATTAACGCTTTGCGTACACATAGTAACGAACTTAGTCAACAAACCTTGCTTGCAGAAGAACAATCCATTGGTGCTAAAGAACAACAAGCCAATGAATTGTACAAAAAAGCTGTTGAGTCAGGTGATGCTGAATTAATGTCTAAAGCAGACACTTTAAAAAGCGATCTTTCTATACAAAAAGAAAAATTACGCATGGCTAAAAACAGAAAACAAGAGCCACAAGAAACACAGCAAGTTCAACAACAAGCTCAACAACAAGTTCAACAACCTGAAGTACAGCCTACTAGAGAGGCTTTAAATTGGGCAAGTAAGAACACTTGGTATGGAGATCAATCTAACCAAGAAAATGTTGAAGCAACCCAGTTTGCGTATTTTACTCATTTTAATTTAGTCAACGAAGGCTATGAAGCTGATTCTGATGACTATTACAATGAGCTTAACAAAAGAGTTTTTAAAGTTTATCCTTCATTGGATAACAATGAAAAAGCCGATACAAAAGATGATAGACCCTCTGTGCAAAGAGTCGCATCTGCTTCTGTAGGAAGTCGGCAAAAAACACAAGGCAAAAAAAAGGGCGTGACTTTTTCTAAGTCCGAAGTTGATCGCCTCAGAGGGCTCAAACCTTACAACATGTCAGAAGATGACTGGTTAAAAAGGGTAGCTCAAGAGAAACAAAAAATTTCACAAAGAGAGGTGATTTAATGAAAGATGATAAAAAATTAGACATGACTAGAACTGTTCGTGATTCCGAGACACACGATAAAGAAGCTCGTAGAAAACCATGGCGACCTGTTAGAAAACTTGAAACTCCTCCTCCACCTGAAGGTTATGAATACAGATGGATTAGAGAAGCAACTTTAGGTCAAGAAGATGCAAATAACATGAGTTATAGACTAAGAGAAGGTTGGGAACTTGTACAAGGTTCTGAACTTCCTGAAGGTTGGCATTTTCCTACTATCGAACAAGGAAGAAATGCAGGCGTAATACATAACGAGGGTCTTGTTTTAGCAAAAATGCCCATAGAGAGTATCAAAGAGCGTAGAGCATATTATGAGGAGAAAAATGCTTTAGCAAATGAAGCATTGGACAACACCATGTTTAATGACTCTGCCAAAGATAATCGCTATGTTAGGTATGATTCTAAACGAGAGTCTCAGGTTACTTTTGGACAAAAAAAGTAATTTAATAACAGGAAACTAAATTATGGCAAATAAAAATGCTCCATTTGGACTAAGACCTGTTCGTATGATGAGTGGTGCACCTTATTCAGGTGGACACTCAAGATACAGAATCGCTAGTGGTGCGACTACCCCAATTTACCAAGGAGACTTGGTTACTCAGCTAACAGCAGGAGTATTGGGCAGACATGCTGCTACTGGAACTGTGCCTATCATAGGAGTTTTCAATGGCGTAAGCTATACGAACTCTGAAGGCGAGCAGATTTTTAGCAATTATTACCCGGGAAGTATTACTTCCTCTGACATATTTGCACAAGTGATAGATCATCCTAATGTTGTTTTTGAAGTACAATGCAATGCAGCTTTCCCAGTTGCAGATTTGTTTGGAAACTTCGACATTGTTGATGGATCACCTGTAGGAGATACGAAGTCAGGAAGATCAAATACTGAATGTGCAGTTAGCACTGGTGCAACCACTGCTACACTACCACTGAAAGTGTTAGATATTTCTGAGGACCCTGATAACTCGGATGTAGGTTCGACTGACACTAATGTTCTATGTGTGATTCAAAATCATATATGTGGACAAAAAGGTGCAGGTTTAGCATAAGGATATAAATTATGGCAATTTCAAGAGCACAATTAGCGAAGGAACTCGAACCCGGTCTGAACAGTTTATTTGGACTTGAGTACGATCAGTACCAACAAGAATATACTGAAATTTTTTCAATCGAAGACTCATCAAAAGCCTTTGAAGAAGAAGTATTGGTTATGGGTTTTGGTTCAGCACCAACTAAGTCTGAAGGACAAGGCGTTGTCTTTGACAACTCTTCTGAAAGTTATACAGCAAGATATACGCATGACACAATTGCGTTGGCTTTTGCACTAACAGAAGAAGCAGTTGAGGATAACCTTTACGATTCTTTAGGAAAAAGATATACAAAAGCACTAGCACGCTCAATGGCTAACACCAAAGAAGTCAAAGGTGCCAATGTACTCAATAACGCATTTTCTACCAGTTTTACTGGTGGTGATGGAAAACCTTTAATCGCTACAGATCACCCACTAGCAGGTGGTGGAACTGCTGCGAATAGAGCGACTTCTATGGCTGACCTCAATGAAACTTCATTGGAAGATGCACTTATTGACATCTCAACATTTACAGACGATAGAGGTCTAACAATCTCTGTTAACGCTTCAAAACTTGTGGTTCCACCACAATTAGTATTTGTTGCTGACAGAATATTGAACAGCACTCTAAGATCAGGCACATCAGATAATGATATTAACGCTATCGCTAACACAGGCGTGTTACCCGGTGGTTATACAGTTAATCATTACTTAAATGATCCTGATGCTTTCTTCTTGCTAACATCTATTACAGATCAAGGCGAGGGTCTTAAAATGTTCCAAAGAACAGGCATGGAAACCAACATGGAACCTGATTTCTCAACAGGAAATATTCGATACAAAGCTAGAGAAAGATACAGCTTTGGTTGGTCGAATTGGAGAGGAATGTATGGTTCTCAAGGAGCTTAATTGAACGACTTGTAATAGCGTTTATTACTCAACTATTACTTAAAAAGGGCTCTTTTGAGCCCTTTTTTTTCGACTTTTTTAAAATAATACGACATATCAGTGACTTACAATGTGTAATATATGTGTAAAAAGT